TTCCTTGGGATACAATGTGGTTTTTTTATAGAGATAGTACAAAGTTAGGAGCAACTGGAAGTATAGGAAATAGAAGGTCAGGAATAGCAATTTCAGCTAGTAGTCATAGTAGACCAGATAATGTTAATACAACCTCAACTCCAGAATTTGCTACTGTAACATATTTTGATGAGCCTTTAACAACGTCTTCTATTACTTACAAACTAGGTGTTAATTCTAGTAGTACTAACTCTTTTAAAATCAATCGTACTGGTAGTGATGCTGATAGTACGTCATCTGAAAGAGGTGTAAGTTTTATAATGGCTCAGGAGATTAAAGGTTAATGAAAATGGAACTGAAGCCTGAACTCCAAGTACAACTAGAACTTGATGCCCACGAGAAGGAGTGTGCCTTACGTTATAAAATGGTAGATGACAAACTTGTAGCACTTGATAAACGTATGTGGAGAATAGAAGCAATGATAATGGCAAGTACTATAACTGTAGTTGCCCTTATGATAAGTATAATTATGAAATAGAAAGTTAGCTAAATGATAGACCCAATTTCTGCTTTCGCTGCAATTACTGCAGGGCACAATACAATTATGAAAGCTATACAAATTGGAAAAGATTTGAGTTCACTTTCTCATGCTGTGGGAAAATATGCCCAAGGTGAAGCCCACCTTCAATTCGCAGAAACCCAAAAGAAGAACAGTAGGTTCTCCTTCGCAGAAGATTCAGCCATAGAAAAACATTTCAAGAAAGAACAGCTAGATGACATGAGAAACGAATTGCGTTCTATGTTTCTTCTATATGGAAAACCTGGACAATGGGAAAGATTACAGTCTGAAATAGCTTCAGAAAGAGCCAGAATCAAAAAAGAATTAGCTATACAACAAAAGATAAAAGAAAGAAACCTAACCATAACTGTCGTAACTATTATCTTAATATTAGGTGGTATAGGAATGATTACTTGGATTAAATTTTTACAAGGAACATTATGATGTTTAAAGCATTAGTTGTAGCTTGTGCCATAGCAAACCCAAAGATGTGTATTACATTCGAGGACACTATGTACAAACTAGATACAGAACAGCAATGTATCGAAAGAGTTTATGAGATGCGTAAAGATATTGCACAAGAACTAAAAGATATGAAAGCTATAATGTACAAATGTATTCAATTAAGAAAAGGTAAGTTCACATGATACAAATACTAACAGGTCTATTAGGACTAGCAGGAAGTGCTGTTGATGGTTATGTAGAAACTAAGAAAGCCAAAGCAAAACAAAAGCTAGTTAAGATAGAAGCAGAAACATCCTTAATGGAAAAACAAATCACAGGTGAAATTGCTTGGGATGTAGAAGCCATAAAGGGTTCAAAGGACTCATGGAAAGACGAGTATTTAACAATTTTGTTTAGCATACCCTTGCTACTATGCTTCTTACCTTGGACAGTTGAGTATGTCGAAAGAGGATTTATGGCACTAGAGCAAACACCAGTATGGTTTCAGTACACTTTAGGAGTCATAGTGTCGGCTTCATTTGGAATCAAAGGTGCAACAAAGATGTTTGGAAAAAAATAAATGGAGACAGTAATAGATTTAGTTTTAATTGGGTTGTTTCTACAGACCCTAACAGTAATAGGTGTTTTTGTTAATACAGGTATAAACATTGTGTACCGTATGAAAGAGAAGAAGGAGTCATGTAAATGTCAAAAATGAAGAAGCTAATGGAACAACTACATGAAGAACTAGCATATAAACTTTTGGAAACAGTACGTGACCCAGAGTCTAAGGCTAGTGAAATGAATGTAGTTAGACAATTCCTAAAAGACAATGACATGACAGCATTGCCTACTGACGATAATGTCATGCAGCAGATACTAAAAGATTTACCATTTGATGAGGAACTTGATTCAGTACAATGATTAACAGTCCATGCACCCAGAAATGTCACGTAAATCCAGACTTCGGATATTGCACAGGATGTTTTAGGACAGCCTCAGAGATTGCTAAATGGCAACAAGCAGATGATAGAGAAGCACTAGATATTTTAACCAACACAAAAATTAGAAAAAAGAAGTGGGAGAACAGATGTCACTATATGACAATATGAACAAGAGAAAAAAGGCAGGGACATCTCGTCCTAAGTCAAAATCAACAGTATCACCAAAAGCCTACGCAAACATGAAGGCAGGGTTTCCAAAGAAAAAAGCTAAGAAGTCTTAGTCATGGCTACATATGGAGGAGCAAGTGTATCCATAGGTAAACCATCTAGGATAGGCAAAGGTGAAGCAGGTTACGGTAGAAAGAAATCTAAAGTCTACGTAATGAACAACGGTAAAGTTAAGAAGGTTATGTTTGGTGACCCTAATATGAGCATCAAAAAGAATCAACCTTCTAACAGAAAAAGTTTTCGTGCTAGACACAACTGCTCTACAGCCAAAGATAAAACATCAGCACGTTATTGGAGTTGCAAAGCATGGTAAAAGATTTTAAGAACTTCCTGTATATGGCATGGAAGCATCTAAACCTACCAGACCCAACACCAATACAGTACGACATAGCAGATTATCTACAGAACACCAACGAAAGACGTGAAGTCATAGAAGCATTTCGAGGTGTAGGAAAGTCGTGGATTACATCTGCTTATGTTTGTCACCAATTATTTCTAAATCCACAAATGAATATACTTGTGGTGTCAGCATCAAAGACTAGAGCAGATGACTTTAGTACCTTTACATTAAGGTTAATACATGAGATGCCTCTTCTTGCCCATTTAAGACCCAAGGATGGACAAAGAATGTCTAAGATATCATTTGATGTCGCACCTGCTAAAGCCTCTCACGCACCGTCTGTGAAGTCTCTAGGGGTAACTGGACAGTTAACAGGAAGTCGTGCTGATTTAATTATTGCAGATGACGTTGAGTCAGCTAACAACTCTATGACACAAATGATGAGAGACAAGTTAGCAGAAACTATTAAAGAATTTGAAGCTATTATAAAACCTAAAGGACGTATTGTGTTCTTAGGTACACCACAAACAGAAATGTCCATCTATAACTTACTAGATGAACGTGGATATAAAACTAGAATATGGACTTCTAGGTTTCCTGATGACCGACTAAAGGTAGCTATGGGTAGAAAACTAGCACCTGTCATTGCTGATAAAGAAGGACACGAAGGAAAACCTACAGACCCATTAAGATTTGATGATGATGACCTACTAGAACGAGAAGCATCTTATGGTAAGTCAGGATTTGCATTACAGTTTATGCTTGATGTAAGCCTCTCTGATGCCAATAAGTATCCTCTAAAGCTAAATGACCTTATGGTTATGTCTGGCTGTTCTACATGGTCTGAAGCCCCAGTAAAACTACAATGGGCATCAGGCAAAGAACAACTAGATGGATGTAAGCATTTACCTAACATTGGATTAAAAGGAGACTATTGGTGCAATCCTATGACGATATCCCCAGAGACTGCTGTCTGGGACGGAAGTGTGATGAGCATAGACCCTGCAGGACGAGGAAAGGACGAAACAGCTTACGCAGTAGTCAAGATGATGAAAGGTCAACTATATCTGACAGCCTGTGGTGGGACGAAGAATGGTTATCAAGAGGATTCTCTGGCAGTCTTGACTCACGTAGCCAAGTCGCAGAACGTCAACAAAATAATTGTAGAAAGCAACTTCGGAGACGGAATGTTTACGCAATTATTAAAGCCTGTTTTAGCTAAGAAGCATCCTGTAAGTATAGAAGAAGTTAGACACAATGTTCAAAAAGAGAAACGTATCATTGATACATTAGAACCTATGCTCAATCAACACAGGCTTGTAGTAGATGAGAGGGTAATACTTGATGACTACAACTCTGAGACAGAACTAAAGTATAAACTTTTCTATCAACTTACCAGACTTACACGTGACAGAGGTGCACTTATACATGACGATAGGTTAGATGCTTTAAGTATAGCTGTAGCTTACTGGATTGAAACTATGGATAGAGACATAGACATGGCTGTACAAGACCATAAGAACGAACTGTTAGAAGAAGAGTTAGACAGATTCATGGAAGCAGCTATGGGTAAGAAAGGTAATACAGACAACTGGACTAACCTGTATGAAGGTAGAGATAGACCATAACAATTAATACCCCCTCACATAGATAGGGGGGTAAACCCCACTATAGTATAACTATAGTCCACTATATAGGTAGTATATAGGTAATAGGGATATGTCATTTCTTTAAGTATTACTTTAGGTATTACTTTAGATGAGGCTAGAAATGAGCCTTTAGTTTTACTAAAAAAATCTGAGGGGCTTATACGAGTGTCCTGCTGCCAATTTACCCCATACCATCCTTAAAAAATCCTTAAAAAAAGAAGGCATCCTTTAAGATTGTCTAAATAAATTGTTTATTATTCCATTAAATATTAAGGAATGATTGCTTTATCATGGGATTAAATAGCCAATTACTATTATTAATGGTTATCTTTTATTTTTTTCTAATTAATAAACTTAAAGAAAACTTTATTACATTTAATACTTGTAATTTACTTATTAATGATTATCTTAAAATTATCAGATTAAATTAAAAGTCTGTCTGTTTCTCATTGTTGGTGATTTATTCAAGGTTTTAGAAGGTTAGCAATAACCTTGCTTAACAATAATGTTAAGTATTTTAGAAAGTCTAAAACTATGGAAAACAATAATAAAATATCATTTCTTCAAATATTAACTTTACATCCTAAAATGCCTTTTGTTGGTGTTGGTTATCGTCTATTAGATAAATGGACTAAACCAAAAACAAGAAGACAACAAACAAAAAGGTTTGGATTTAGTCGAGGTAAACAATCACTAGGTTTCCATTATGGCTATAAATCCAAATATTATTTTCTAGCTAATGCAGGAAATAGGACTTTTTGCCCTTCTAAACCAACAATGGCACTTGATAAAAATCTTAAAGTTTTTGCTAATAAAAAACATTTTGATATTTTGAGTGATAATGAAGGGTTAATATAATGATAAATGAAAGAGCAAATAAAATCCAAGATGGAGCAAATGAAATCATTGACGTTAAAACTTATGTTGATGATTTAATCAGAGAAGCCAAAAAAATTGATGATGGCTTTAGTACTGAGCAGATTTGTAACATTGTTAAAAGTGTATTTGGTAATAAAGGCTATGATATAGCTTTTGAATACATTCTTAATAAAAGGGGTTTAAATCGTTTTGTTGATAGTAGGTTTTAATATGATTATTAGAGCATTATTAGAAACTATATTATTAATTAGCTTTATTGGGTTTATTCTAATCATAGCTTAAATACATTTTAAAAGGGTTTGGACGGCTTCAAGTCGTCTAACCTTCTAAAACCTTGAATATTTAATTTTAACTTATGAAAGGCTATAAAATGAAAGTTTCAAATATGAGAAGTTCAAAGGGTAACAAAGTTGCTAATCAATTTATTATTACAGTTAGTAACGACGTTGAATATTTCCAAAGTTACAGCACAATAATTGCTCAAAGGGTCAAAGGTAAAATTTACCTTGATAATGACAGTTGGGATTATTCAAGAACCACAGGAAAATATAGAAATATATTTTTAAATGAGAATAAGCCAGAAACAGAAAAGAAAATTAAACAAGGTGTTTACATTCTTACTGACTTAAATAATTAAAGGTGGTTTAAATGTCTAATGAGATGATTTTATGGTTATTATTTCAAGATACTGACTTAAATAATAATTATAATGTTACAGAAAAAGAGTTAAATAGTTGGTTATCTACTTTTTTCTGTCAAAGTTAACAAATTAAGGGCTAGAGATTATTTCTTTAGCCCTTTTTTATTGCCTAAAATTAATTAAAAAAACTCAGCTCGAGAATTTTATTTAACAAGTTAATAATCTATATTCTAAAATTTCCCAAAAATTCAACATATTTTGCATCTTGTTCCCTTCTTGTTCCCTCGATAAATTTTTTTTCTTGTTCCCTCTTGTAATTTTATATAGCACTTCCTATATGTAAGTTTGTATTTGTAGACACATGGCTTTTCTTCATAGTTTTTCCATGTGTCTACAAGTATTAACTTTAATGGAGGACTAAATGAAAATAGATATTGACAAGTATGTTGATGAGATGCAAGAAGATGAGTATGAAGAAGCTAATGATGGCACTAAAAGACTTTTTGTTGACTTGAGTAGAATGGCAGATGACATTTTAGAGATAGTCAAAAAAAATAATCCAAACCATGATGTTGAAATTTGTGGTGTAGATAGGTGGGAGGACTAAATGATTACTGTAACACAAACAATGTATGACAAGTCTTGTATAGATGCTAACAAGTCTGTCATGGGTTTCTTTGAGCATTACTTTGGTGAAGAACCATTCAATACTTATGGTGCTTACTACATGATTAGAGGTATATACGAAGATGATTGCACTCTTAAACTATTTAGGACTAAGGGTAGAAAAGATAGACGTATAGCTTTTCCTATGTGGAAGAAGTACATCAAAGTTGGAGATACTATTAAGTTAACTATAAATGACGTAGACCAAATTGGTATTGAAGTGGAGTAAACAATGAATAGATATAGAAAATCAATTGTAAGTACAAAGATTTTTGTTGAATGGAATGATAATCCTAAAATGGAACTCTTAATGAACGATATGCCAAATGAATTGGCTGAGTTATGGGATGAATGGTTATCTGATATTGAGAACGAAGAAAATGCTAAAAATGAAAAAACTCATAAGGAGGTAAACAATGGAAGTAGAAACACGATATAAAAAAGCATTGGTTAATATTTTATATTACCAAGCATTAAATATGAGCAAGGAAGAACTTCAACCTGTATTGTTTTTTGAAGAAGTAGCAACAGACTTTTGGACACTTGAACAATGTCGTATGCAATACGTCAAAGACCAACTAGATTTTATTGAAGAAGGTAATCTTGATGATGAGATTGAAGAAACTTGGAAATTAGTATTTGGGAAGGAATAAATAATGGAACAGATGCAATGTGATTACTGTGACCACATAGAATATTACGAAGATGAAAATAGTTTTTTTCAAGGTGAAATGTTTGGTTTAAATGACGATAGTGTTTCATGTCCTAGTTGCCTAGAGAAACAACCAACATCAAACCTTATATGGGGAGAATAAACATGGATAAAAAAATAAAATATAACTCATGTTCCATTGATACTTGGGATGGTAAAACTTATTGGCATAAAGGTTTTGAAACACTTGATGAAGTTTATGCTCACTTAAAAAGATATATTCATAAAGAATGTGACGTTATTATTTATGATATTTCTGAACGTAAAGAACATGGTATTAAATTTGTTGGTATTATCAAAAGATATAGCAACAGAAAGGAAACTAATGAACTGTTGGCATTGTAATACTGAATTAATATGGGGTGGTGACCATGATATAAGCGAGGAGGATGGCTATGCATACGAAGGTATAGTCACTAACCTCTCTTGTCCTAACCCTAATTGTAACTCTCATGTTGACGTTTATTTACCTATAGAAAGGACTGATGATGAACCTGATTGAAATCAAATATAAAACAGATGACCATTTTAAATCTATTGCTGACTATTATGTTGATAAAGTATTAACTGAGGCAATACATAATGATGACATTGGTGATACTTGGCACTCATTTTGGTACGAGAATATGCCTTATGATGTAAACGTATGGACTGATGATGTTACTAATATAACTAACTGTGCTATCTACTCTTGTAATATTAATGAGTATGACGATATATATACTAATGAAGAAGACTATTACAGAGTTAGAGAGGAGAAGATACTTGTACATTGACCCAATACCAACAAACACACATCTTGTTGACGTAGTAAGCGAATATAAAAAGCTACGTCAACTTCAGTATGACTTTGAATGGGACGAGAACTCCCAACGAGCAGAGTTCTACAAATCACAAGCAAATCATTATCATAAATTAATGCAAAAAGGTATCTTGTTTGACCCTTTATTTTAAATTACTATACGCACCTCAAACCACAGGAGAATCATATGCCAATTAGAAAAATAGCAAATGCTTGGCAAGTAGACATTCGTAAAAAGGGTGTCGTGTTTCGCAAGTCATGTTCCTCTAGGAATGATGCAGTCAAACTTGAGAAGCATTGTATGAAATGTATTGAAGATGGGTTACCTTTACCAGAGGCAAACTGTGTCTTAGGTATGACATCAGAAATCTTGTTCCGTAAAACTGCAGATAAGTATTGGTCAGACTCTGATTGGGGTCTAACTCAGATACGTAGACAAGATAAAATACTTGATGTCATGGGACGTCATGTTCCTATTGCAGACATAAGTGCCACTCTGATTGATGACGTTATCCAACACTTCAAAAAGAATGGTGCATCAGCATCATCACTCAACAAGATTAGTGCTTGTATATCTAAGTCACTAAATCTAGCAGTAGACAGAGGGTGGTTAGATAGGAAACCTAAACTTGATTGGATACCAACTAAGAATGGTAGACTAAGATATTTAATCCAAGAAGAAGAAGCCTATCTTGTTCAGAGGTTAACTGAAAAAAATGAAACAGACTGCAGAGATTTTTTCTTGTTCCTGTTGGACACAGGTTTACGTAGAGGAGAGGGCTTACGTTTGTCCTGTCGTGATGTTGACCTAGACAAAGGAACTCTTTCTGTTTGGGAAACTAAGAACGGACATCCTCGTACTGTTCCGTTGACAAGACGAGTCAAGAATATATTACAGACTCGTATTGACACAGAAGGCAGACTAAAAAACAAACCTATATTTAATCTTACAGAAGACAAGATAAGACGTGTATGGGAATGGTTACGTGATGACATGGGTTTACAAGATGACAAAGAGTTTGTCTTACATAGCTTACGTCACACCTGTGCATCTCGTCTTGTTCAGCGAGGAATACAACTGCAAGTTGTACAACAATGGCTTGGTCATAAGTCTATACACATGACTCTAAGATATGCACACCTAGATACGCAAAATCTTTTAGATGCGAGTAGAGTGTTAGAGTCTGATGACAAATTTATGGACAATATGACAGGCTGATATGTGTAAGTATCTGAATTATAGATTGGTAATCCTAAGTCACTCGACTTAAAATCCCTCGGCAGAAATGCCATGACGGTTCGAGTCCGTCTCTGGGCACACCTTCTAAGTAATTCAAATACTTCATAAAGTTAACAAGTCCCCTGACTTCTCAGGGGCATCTTAATCCTGTTTACGTTAGGTTTTATAGACAATAGTAGACAACTTTTATGGAGAGTTCAGTATGGACACACGACAAGTATCGTTAGAACGTGAAATGCGAGAAGAAGGAATCCACAGATTCCACAAGAATAACCTACAAAAAGCAGAGAAAGCCCAAGAATCTACAACTACCTATGGTCAATACCTCTTGAGACAGACAGTCTTAAAGGTAGAAGAAGCTATCAATGAGCATATAGAATCTTCTATGAAGGGTAGGTCAGGTAAGTCAGCTACATCAGCAGTCTTGTTGAATGACCTAGAGCCATCAGTCATAGCAGTCATCACCTTGAGGGTGGCACTATCACAGATAACTAGGAAGAGAGACTATAGTAGTTCTGCAGTAGCTTTAGGTATGGCTATTGAAGATGAGTTAAGGATAAGAACCTTTGAGGAAAACAATCCTCGTCTGTATAAGGTAGTCAAGAAAGACCTAGACAAGAGGTCATCAGGCTATACTTATAAGAGACGTAAGTTAATTGAGTCATCAAGAAGAGATGGTCAAGAGTGGTCATCATGGACACAGAGAGAGAAACTATTGGTGGGTAATGCCTTACTTGATTTAACTATAGTCAATACAGGTCTGTTAGAACTGAAGAGTATGATGAAGGGTGGCAAGAGAAGACAACTCTTGTTGGCATCAGAGACTACACTAAAGATAATCAAAGACCTTAGTGCTTTCCAAGAGATACTCAGACCTGAGTTTTATCCTTGTGTTGTTCCACCTAAAGATTGGACTACACCTACGGATGGTGGTTATCACACTCATCATGTTCGTCAGATACCTCTTGTTAAGACTGAGAACAAGAACTACCTACAAGAACTCAAGCACTTCGATATGCCTATGGTGTATGGAGCAGTTAATGCCATGCAACAGACAGGGTTCAAGGTCAATCAGTTTGTCTTACAGGTACTGAAGGACATATGGGATAGTGGCATAGCTTTACCTAGCTTACCACCATCAGAGAACGCAGAAATTCCTAACAAGCCACATGATATTGCTACCAATAAACAAGCTAAGATTAATTGGAAAAGAAATGCAGTCATCATACATACAGAGAACAATCGTATGGCATCAAAGAGACTCTTGTTAAGGAAGACAATACAGATAGCTGACAAGTTCAAAGATGAGAAGGCTATCTACATGGTGTATCAGTTAGATTTTAGAGGACGTATCTATGCAGTACCAAACTATCTGAACCCACAGGGCACAGACTTTGCCAAAGGACTACTGCTTTTTTCTGAGGCAAAAAAATTAAATGAGCAAGGGGCTTGTCACTTAGCTATACATGGGGCAAATATGTTTGGTTATGATAAATCATCTTTGCAAGAACGTATTGATTGGGTGCAAGATAACCAAGAGAGAATACTATCCTGTGCCAAAGACCCATTGGCTGACCTATGGTGGGCTAAAGAATCTGATAAACCTTTTCAGTTCTTAGCTTTCTGTAAAGAATGGGAAGGTCTTGTTGCTGACCCTGAGAACTTTGAGTCTAGTCTTCCTGTCTGTGCTGATGGTAGTTGTAATGGACTCCAACATTTTGCAGCAATGTTAAGGTCAGAGACTACAGGTAAAGAAGTTAATCTTGTACCAATGGATGACCCACAAGACATCTATCAGAAGGTAGCTGATACAGTTACACATAAGCTAAAAGAAATGCCAGATGATTTAGCACAGAAGTGGATTGAGTATGGTGTATCTAGGTCTTGTTGCAAACGTCCATGTATGGTGTTGCCTTATGGTGGTAAGCAATATTCTTTTACAGATTTTGTAATGGATTATATTGTTGAGCAACGTGACAAAGGTATCTCACATCCATTCGGTGAGGATGTATTTAAAGCAGCAACCTTCTTGTCCAAGTTGATATGGCAATCTATATCTGAGGTTGTTCATGCAGCAACTGATGCTATGGCATGGTTACAAAAAGCAGCAAGGGTTGCATCTTCAGAAGGACTACCTATCAGGTGGGACACACCATGTAATCTTCCTGTGCTACAGGCATACCAAGAAGTTAAGTCTAGTCAGATACAAACCAAGTTACTTGGCAAAGTATTTAAACCTAGAGTGTATGCACAGACAGGTAAGTTAGATAAGAACCGACAGGCTAATGGTATCTCTCCTAACTTTGTACATAGTATTGATGCTAGTCACCTGATGATTACTCTTCATGTTGCCAAGCAGTTAGACATACATTCTTTTGCAATGGTACATGATAGCTATGGTACTCATGCTGCAGATGCTGAAGAAATGTGGGGTGCATTACGTACTGCATTTGTTGAGATGTATTCACAGATGGATGTACTAGAAGAGTTTAGGAATTATCTTTTAGAAGTTCTACCTGAACACAGACACAAAGAGATAGAACCAATACCAACTAAAGGTAATCTTGTTTTAGACCACGTGCTTGAGAGTTCCTTTTTCTTTGCATAATTAATACCCACTCACTTAGACCAATGAAACTATTAAGAGGTTAATAATGAATAAAATACAATACGAAAATATAGTCACACCTGCAGGTAGAGCAATCTATCCTTGGTTGATTAATCCTGACACAAAGTTTAATGCGTTAGGTGAATACAAGGTTAGCCTTTCGCTACATAGTAGTGAAGCTGAACCTCTCATCAAGAAGATAGATGAAGCTATGGAAAAAGCAAAAGCCCTAGCACCTGAAGGTAAGAAGATTAAGTTACAAGACCCACCTTACTACAATGAAGTAGATGGGGATGAACAGGAGACAGGTAACATCTTGTTTAAGTTTAAGTCTAAAGCACAGATACAAACTAAAGATGGTAAGACTGTACGTATCTCTCCAAAACTTTTTGATGCTAAAGGAACTTTACTCAGGGATGTAGATGACATCTGGGGTGGTTCTAAGATTAAGATTAGTGCTGACCTTGCTCCTTACTATGTCGGTGCTGTTGGTGCAGGTGTAAGCCTGAGACTAAAAGCAGTACAGATAATTGAATTAGTAAAGGGTGGTGGTAATGCAAACAGCTACGGTTTTGAAGCAACCGAAGGTTATGAAGCCTCGTCAGAGGCAAGTCAAAGTGGGTTCGATACTGCAGATGCACAAGAGGACTTTTAGTAAAATCGCTAGGGCTAAAGGTTATCGTAGTGGACTCGAAGAAAAAGTTGCAAGTGAACTCAACGCATTAGGTATCAAGTTTAGTTATGAACCTAAAGGTTGGGTCACTTACAACAAACCTACCTCAAGATACAAACCAGATTTTGTATTACCGAATGGAATCATAGTAGAAACAAAAGGACAGTTCCTTAGTTCAGATAGAACTAAACATAAACTCATAAAGGAACAACACCCTAAGATTGATATTAGATTTGTGTTTAGTAATTCCAAAAAAAGATTAGGTACTAAGTCTAAGACTACCTATGCAATGTGGTGTATCAAGTATGGATTCGACTATGCAGATAGAAGTATCCCTAGCGAATGGATAAATGAAAACCAAACCCCTTCTAGGATGAAGGCAATTAAGGTATTAGGAATATGAATAAAAGAACTAAGACTAACTTTATAGTTGTGCATTGTGCTGCAACTAAACCAAGCATGGATACAAGTGCTGCTGATATAGACAGATGGCACAGGGAACGTGGTTGGTTAAAGATAGGTTATCACTTTGTTATTAGACGTAACGGAGAGATAGAAGAAGGTAGACATATAGAAGAAGTAGGAGCACACGCAAGTGGTTACAACTCTGGTTCTGTTTCTGTCTGCTTAATAGGTGGACTGTCTGAAGATGGTCAGTCATCTGAAAACAATTTCACAGAAGAGCAATGGGAATCTTTCGGAGCAGTCATTGACACTCTGACAAACAGATACCCTAACGCAAAGGTCATTGGACACAACGACATATCTAAGAAAGATTGTCCAACATTTAATGTAGGAGAATGGTATGCACAATACAGGTCAGATGACGAGTACTCAAACGAGTGATGTAATTTTTATTATGCACGAACCATGTCCTAAATGTGACTCCAAGGATAACTTGGCACGTTACTCTGATGGACATGGTTACTGCTTTGGGTGTGGTCATTATGAAAAAGGAAACGAAATGGAAGCAACGGAATCTAGTAGCGAGAAGTTTGGTTTCCACAAAGTACTCGCAACAGATAATAAAGAACAAGAAACAATATTCTCGGAAGGTGAAATCAAAAGCCTCAACAGACGTGCAATAAATAAAGATACTTGTATTAAATTTGACTACCGAGTTACGACTCACATGGGTAAGCCATGTCAGGTAGCGAACTACAAGTATAACAATAAGATAGTAGCACAGAAGTTGAGGTTTTCTGATAAGACATTTAAGTGGATTGGTTCATCACAAGATGTTGGCTTGTTTGGTCAACACCTGTGGAGAGACGGTGGCAAGATGGTTGTCGTTACCGAAGGTGAACTAGACTGCATGAGTGTTAGTCAGGCACAGGGAAATAAATGGGCAGTTGTCTCCATAAAGAATGGTTCGCAAGGTGCGAAGCGAGATGTACAAAAGTCTCTCGAATGGTTAGAGAAGTTTGAGAGTGTCATCTTTATGTTTGACATGGACGATTCAGGACAATCGGCTGCTCATGCTTGTGCATCTGTACTAAAGCCTGGGAAAGCTAAGATAGCACAACTACCTCTCAAGGATGCTAACGATATGTTAGTCGAAGGTAGAATCAAAGAACTTATAGATGCCATATGGTCAGCTAAAACATTTAGACCTGATGGTATTGTAAGTGGAGAAGACCTATGGGGTGACGTATCTAAAGAAGATGTAGTTGTCTCTGTTGACTATCCTTTTGTTGGACTCAATGAGAAGACACATGGCTTACGTAAGTCAGAACTTACAACTATAACTGCAGGTTCAGGTATAGGTAAGAGTGCTCTTGTCAGAGAGATAGGTTACAACCTTATCAAAATGGGAGAACGTGTTGGTTTTATTATGCTCGAAGAAACCGTTAAGAGAACTGCTCTTGGACTTATGGGGCTACACCTTAACAAACCTTTACATCTTGGTAATGTTCCTACCGAAGAGTCTGAGTTACTTGATGCGTACAATAATTGTATCGGTAATGGTAGGGTATTTTTCTACGATAGTTACGGTAGCACTTCTATTGATAACCTCCTCAGTCGAGTACGTTTTCTATCACAAGGAACAGAATGTGATTGGATTGTTCTTGACCATCTCAGTATTGTTGTTTCTGGTCTTGGGGATGGTGATGAAAGACGATTGATAGACAATGCAATGACTATGTTAAGAACCTTAGTACAAGAGACAGGTGTTGGTTTGATATTAGTATCACACCTCAAACGTCCTGATGGAAACAAAGGACATGAAGAAGGTGCACAAACATCTTTGTCTCAGCTAAGAGGTAGCCATGCTATTGCACAACTATCGGACATGGTTATCTCTCTTGAAAGAAACCAACAAGGTGATGACTCTAACTTAACTACTGTTCGTGTATTAAAGAACAGGTTTAGTGGTGATACAGGAGTTGCCTGTCACGTTCAGTATTCTCCAGACACAGGAAGAATGACTGAGACAACACTAGAGTTTAATGAAGAGAAGGATGAGTTCTAATGTTAGGACATGTATTTATAATAGCTGAAGAAATGAAAGGAAGAAAATGTCAGAGAACCTACGAGAAACATACGTCAGGGATTTTCAAAAATGTATGGGTCAAGATATTGACATACCTTACAATCCGAAAGCCTTATATCTAAGAATGAACTTAATCAAAGAAGAACTAAATGAACTACAAGATGAAGTAGAGAAAAGTATCTTTGAGTTTAAAGAGAATAGTGGAAAGATAAACAAAGAAACTAAACAAAACATTCTTAAAGAACTATGTGATTTGATGTATGTAGTATCAGGCTTTGCAGTTACCTTTGGACTTCCAGTTCAAGTAGCCTTCAACAGAGTACACCAATCTAACATGAGTAAGTTAGTCAATGGCATCCCTCAACTAAACGATTGGGGTAAGGTTCAGAAGGGTAAGAATTATAAACCACCAAACATGGAGGATTTAGTTTGAGATATGTATTCGATATAGAAACAGATGGACTGTTAGATACAGTTAGTAAAGTCCATTGTCTTATATTAAAGGACATAGATACAAATGAAATTATATCTTATGTAGATAATTGGGAAGAAGGGGTTAAACGATTAGAAGATGCTGAGTTAATTATAGGACACAATGTTATTAAGTATGACATACCTGTACTAAAGAAGCTGACTACGTTTAACCCTAAAGGTCTTGTAAGAGATACACTTGTATGCACACGTTTAATATGGGCAGACATAAAGCAAGGTGACTTCACAAGAACAAACTTCCCTAGCAAACTTATAGGCTCTCATAGTCTACGAGCATGGGGTCATAGGATTGGAGATTATAAAGATGACTATGATGGTGGATGGGAAACATTCAGTCAGGAGATGTGGGACTATTGTATCCAAGATTGTAATGTTACTCATACGTTATGGAATAGAATTAGTGAAAAAAATTATTCGCAACAAGCCTTGGAGTTAGAGCATGAACTTACTGAAATTATTTACAGGCAAGAGACTTATGGATTTGCCTTTGACAAACAGGCTGCAGGTTCTTTATATGCAGAACTGTCAGCCAGAAAACATGAACTCGAAACTAAACTCAGAACCGTCTTCCCTGATTGGGAAGTTAAGACACCTTTTACTCCGAAAGTAAATTCAAAAAAGTTTGGGTACGAGAAAGGTGTACCTACACATAAAGTAAAACTCATAGAGTTTAACCCTAGTAGTCGTGACCATGTTGCTAATCGTTTACAAACTATTCGAGGATGGATACCAAAAGACTTTACCAATGATGGTAAACCCAAGGTGGATGAAGAAGTTCTATCACACCTAGATTATCCTGAAGCAAAACTTCTTGTTGAATACTACACCTTACTTAAAAGGTTAGGACAACTTGGAGATGGTAACCAAGCATGGTTAAAGGTAGAGAAAGACTCACGCATACATGGCTCTGTAAATACAAATGGGGCTATAACTGGACGTGCAACCCATGCATACCCAAACGTAGCCCAAGTACCTGCCAACGGTGTACCGTATGGTAAGGAGTGTCGTTCACTTTTCATTCCATCTTTAGGAAAAGAATTAGTAGGCATTGATGTTTCTGGTTTGGAACTTAGATGCTTGGCACATTACATAGCTAAATATGATGGAGGAGACTATGCCGAGAAGGTTGTTCATGGGGACATTCACACAGAGAATCAAAAAGCTGCAGGGCTTACCACAAGAAACCAAGCCAAGACATTTATTTATGGATTCTTATACGGTGGAGGTGCAGCAAAACTGGGACAGATTGTCGGTGGCTCTGCTAAAGAAGGAGCAAAATTAAAAGCAAGATTCTTGAAGGCACTTCCTGCTCTCAATACTTTAATACAGAAAGTACAACAGGCATCAACAAAAGGATATTTGATTGGGCTTGATGGCAGACGTATCAAAGTAAGAGCAGAGTATGCAGCACTCAATACCCTACTGCAATCAGCAGGTGCATTGATATGCAAACAATGGTTAATAGAATTTGACCATGCCCTAAAGGAAACAGGGTTATGTAAACAGGCACAACAAGTAGCATGGATACATGACGAAATCCAAGTAGAAGTTGAGAAAGGATACTCAGATGAAGTCGGAAGAATCGCAGTTAAATCTATTCAAAGAGCAGGAGAGCACTTTGGAATCAGATGCCAACTTGACGGAGAGTTCAAAGTTGGAAGCAACTGGGCTAACACCCACTAAGAAGAACCGTAAGAAGTTTGATATTGACCTAGCTTATGGAAAAGTCTTTGAAGATAAAATCAAAGATATGCTTCAAGGAAAAAAGATTGAAGTAAAAACAGAAAAGAATATCTGGCAGAAGTCAGGCAACATCGCAATCGAGTTTGAATCATATGGTAAACCTTCAGGTATAAATGTTACTGAAGCAGACTATTGGTTTCACAACTTATCTATTGATGACGAAGTATATTGCACATTAGTTTTCTCAACACCAATGCTTAAAAATATTGTAGAGAAACTAGATTACCACAAAGTTATTAAGGGTGGTGATAACTGGGCATCCAAGATGTACTTAGTTAACTTATCTAAATTATTTTCAACTGACACACTTAAACTTTTCAAGGAGAAAATGGATGAAAAGGACGTTGCTAATTGATGGAGACATTGTTATCTACCAATACTCTTCTACTGTAGAGAAGGAAGTTAATTGGGGTGATGACGTATGGTCTTTATGGGCTGATGCCAAGGAAGCCAAACAGTTAATCCTACAATACATAGATATATTAATGGAGAAGACAGCAGCAGATGAGTTGGTGTTTTGTTTCACAGGCAAGGATAACTTTAGGAAAGACATCTTAGATACTTACAAAGCTAACCGTAAAGATAAACGTAAACCTGTTTGTTACAAAGCCTTAAAGGAATGGATAGAAGAAAACTATGATACTGAAGAGTGGCATGGTTTAGAAGCTGATGATGTATTAGGAATCATGGCAACTTCAGGTGACCGTTTCATTGAAGGTGAAAAAGTTATTGTATCTGAAGACAAAGACTTGAAAACAATTCCATGTAAGTTATGGAGAAGTGGTGAGTTACTAAACATTACTAAAGAAGAAGCAGACTACAATCATTTATTCCAAACACTAACAGGAGACACTACAGATGGCTACTCAGGACTACGAGGAGTTGGCGAGGTTAAAGCGAAAACAATACTTACTGTACCTACTTGGACAAGTGTCGAAGATGCTTTCATCAAAGCAGGACACACCAAAGAAGATGCGTTAACTCAAGCACGTCTTGCTCGTATTCTAAGGTTTGAAGATTATAACTTCGAGTACGGTGTACCTAATATGTGGAGTCCTAGTTAATGGAGTCTTATGCAAACTACATGGTTAGAAGGATAAATGAAGAGATGGAAAAGGAAGACGATAGTAGTCCAATAGACCCCAAGCATTACAGTCAATGGAAGATAGAACCTATAACTTTCATTATGGAAAATGACTTAGGGTTTTGTGAAGGTAACATCATTAAGTACATCATGCGTTGGCAGATGAAGAATGGCATTACTGATTTAAAGAAAGCAAGACAGTACATAGATTTTATTATTAAGAAGGAAGAGGAACAGGGATGATACCTAATCAGCATTATGGAATGACACTACCATTATCAGAAGAAATAGACACACAAAAATACAGACAAACAGGAGAAGACTTTTATAGTAAGGTAGTTCGTATTGCAGGTGCATTGAAAGATTCACCTACACACTTTGAAGATTTCAAAGATGCGTTACGTAACATGAGGTTTCTTCCTGCAGGTAGAGTACAAAATGCTATGGGTGCTGCAAGACAGACTACAGCATTTAACTGTTTTGTGTCTGGGACTATTGATGATTCTATGGAATCTATAATGGCACGAGCCACCGAAGCATCTGAGACTATGAGACGTGGTGGTGGTATAGGTTATGACTTCTCTAAGCTACGTCCAAGAGGTGACCTTATAAAATCTTTGGACTCAAGGGCATCAGGCTCTGTGTCTTTCATGGGTATCTATGATTCTATCTGTCAGACTATCGCATCATCAGGTCACAGACGTGGTGCACAGATGGGTGTACTTAGAATTGACCATCCAGACATTGAGCAATTCATCACAGCTAAACATGACTCTACTTCATTAACAGGATTTAATATTTCTGTTGGAGTTACAGATGAGTTTATGAGATGTCTAAAAGAAGAACGACCTTTTCCTCTAACCTATGAAGGTAAAGTCTACAAGGAAGTAGACCCTGTTGCCTTGTGGGATATGATAATGAGAAGTACATGGGATTGGGCAGAGCCTGGGGTTTTATTTATAGATACCATCAACAAGATGAACAATCTATATTACTGTGAAACTATTGCTGCAACTAATCCATGTGGAGAACAACCATTGCCACCATACGGTGCTTGTCTTCTAGGTTCATTTAACTTAGTTAAGTATGTAACTGACAAGAAGTTTGACTTTGGTTTGTTTACAGGTGACATAGCTACTGTTGTTAGAGCAATGGATAACGTAGTCGATAGAACTATATACCCATTGAAAGAACAAAGAACAGAAGCTGAGAACAAGAGAAGAATGGGACTAGGAGTTACAGCCTTATCTAATGCTGCAGAGATGTGTGGTTATCCATATGCTTCTGAAGGCTTTAATAAGTTTACAGAAAAAGTAATGGCAACATTAAGAGACTACTGTTATGCAACTAGTGCAGACCTTGCAAAAGAAAAAGGTTCTTTCCCATTGTATGACCAATACCATTACATGAAAAGTAAATACATACAGACATTACCTGATTGGGTAAAAGAAAAGATATTACAGAATGGTATTAGAAACTCTCACCTAACTTCTATTGCACCAACAGGAACTATCTCTCTTACTGCAGATAACGTGAGTTCAGGTATTGAACCACCTTACTCATTGTTCTATGACAGAACTATACAACAGTTTGATGGACACCAGATAGAACGAGTAGAAGACTATGCTTACACGCAAGGTGTTAAGAGTAGAACTGCTAACGAAATTAGTGCACAAGAACATTTAGAAGTACTAGCTATTACATCTAAGTATATTGATAGTGCTGTTAGTAAGACTTGTAATGTAGGTGATGATGTTACTTACGAAGACTTTAAGAAACTATATACAAATGCTTGGGAACTAGGATGTAAAGGTATAACAACCTTTCGTGCTGCAGGTAAAAGATATGGTATCTTAAATGAAGTTAAAGAAGATAAGCCTAAAGCAGAGGCTTGTTTTATTGACCCAACCACAGGGCAAAAGGAATGTTCCTAATGCCCTCTCATAAAGAGGACTATCATGGCTTTAAATAATCAAGACGAAGATTCTTTACCCTATACTGGAAGCCAATTAGTAGATAAATTAAATGAAGTATTCCCAGAAAAATCTGCCGAACTAGGTATGTCTATCGAAGAACTCATGTTTAAAGGTGGACAAAGGTCAGTAGTTAATTGGCTTGTAGAATTACAAAAGAGGGAAGAACAACAGAACGAGGATTAAGATTCATGTGTATGCCAAGGTCAAGACCTGCCCCACCACCCCCACCACCACCAGTAATAGAAGAGCCTACTAAGCAAGAGATTTATGATTCAACACCACACCAAGTTGATAAAGCTAGTAAAGTTAATAAGTCTACTAATACTACTAAGTCTAAGAAAAAAGGTAAGACATCTTTAAGAACAGACTTGAGTATTGGTTCAGGGGGTTCAGCAACAGGTGCAGGATTAAACGTAGGATAGTATAATGATAAATAATATTTCATGCTCCCAAAGATATCACAAATTTACAGGGGACAGGGAAATATACTTAGACAGAGCAAGAGAATGTTCTGAACTTACATTACCATCCCTTATAACACCTGAAGGTTTCAGTTCTGCTACAGACTTATACCAACCTTTCCAAAGTACAGGTGCTAGAGGTGTCAATAATTTAGCTTCTAAACTACTATTACTTTTATTTCCTCCTAACTCTCCTTTCTTCCGTTTGGCAATGGACACAAAAACCAAAATGGAATTAGACCAAGATGGACAGTTAAGAGCACAAATAGAACAAGGTTTAGCAGGTGTAGAACGTGAGGTTATGGGAGAGATAGAAAACTCTGCCATGAGAGTTCATGTCTTTGAGGCATTAAAGCATCTTATAGTATCAGGTAATGTGTTACTTCATCTACCAAAAAAAGGTGGAGTAAGGGTATTTCCTTTATCTAGTTATGTATGTAAACGTGACCCTAACGGAGAACTGTTAGAAGTTATAGTAGAAGAAACTGTATCTCCTAAAGTATTACCTGAAGGTATGGATGGTATAGATTATACATCTGAAAAAGATATAAAGATTTATACTAAAGTAACTAGAACTAAAGAAGACGAATACTATATATACCAAGAAGTAGAAGGTATGGTAGTTCCTGATTCAGAAGGAACTTATAAGAAAGAACTATTACCTTGGAGAGCCTTACGTATGGTTCACCTAGATGGTGAAGACTATGGAAGGTCTTACGTTGAAGAATACCTTGGTGACCTAAAGTCACTAGAAGGCTTAATGGAATCTATAGTGAGTGCTGCTGCAGCTTCATCTAAATTAGTATTCTTAGTTAGACCAAACGCATCTGTAAAGAGACGTGACCTAACTAATGCTAAGAATGGTGCAGTTATAGTTGGTTCTCCTGATGATGTTAAAGTACTACAGACTGAAAAAAGTAGTGACTTGAGAGTTGTCTTAGAAACAGTTAAGAGAATTGAAGATAGATTAGCATTTGCTTTCTTATTAAATACATCTATACAAAGAGATGCAGAAAGAGTTACAGCCGAAGAGATAAGATTTATGGCTCAAGAATTAGAGTCAGCTTTAGGTGGTGTGTATTCTATTCTGTCTCAAGAGATGCAGTTACCTATTGTTCATATATTAATGGACAGGATGTCTACATCTAAGAAAATACCTAAGTTACCTAAAGGTTCAGTTACACCTGTTATTGTTACAGGGGTAGAAGCATTAGGTAGAGGAAATGACCTTAACAAGTTAAGAGGTTATGTTCAGGATTTGATGCAATTAGCACAAGCAAATCCACAAGCAATACAAATGATTAACTTTAATGACCTAGTTGCAAGACTAGCTACTGGTCATGGCATTGATACTATTGGTCTTATAAAGACTGAACAACAACTTCAAGCTGAAATGCAACAGCAACAACAAGCACAACAAGAACAAATGATGATGCAGACTATGCAAGATGCAGCACCATCTGTAGCTAAAGAAATTGTTAAAGGTAGTAATGAAGAAAAGTTACAACAAAATCAACAAGAAACTGTAGAGGAATAGAATGGCAGAAAAAAGTCTAAAAGAACTAGAACCTAAAAAGGAAACTCCTAAAGAGAAAAGTTATCCTAAATGGCAGGGAACAGACAAAGCTGAAATAGGGGTTACTTATATTAAAGACAATGGCAATTTAATTAAAAAAGGCAATAAACCCTTATGAGTACAGAAACAATACAGATGGAAGGTAACATTACAGGAAGCGAAGCACCAGAAGAAGAGGTAGTACAAGAACGTCCTGAGTGGTTACCTGAAAAATTTAAGTCTCCAGAAGATATGGCTAAAGCCTATGGAGAACTGGAAAAGCAATTTACTAAATCAAGACAAGAAGAAACACCAGTTGAAGAAACTGAATCAACACCTACAGAAGAAGCAAAAGAAGCTGTCGAAAGTGTTGGTTTAAATTTTGATGCTATGAGTGAAGAGTATATGGAGAACGGAGAGTTATCTGCTGAAACATATGCTGAACTTGAATCTAAAGGTATACCTAAAAATATTGTAGATTCATATATACAAGGACAACAATCACTAACTGATAATATTAAAGGTGACATTTTTAATACTGTAGGTGGAGAAGAGAACTACACACAGATGACAGAATGGGCAGCCGATAATATGAATCAAGCTGAGAAAGATGCTTTTAATCTTGCTGTTAATTCAGGAGATATGGCTCAAGCTAAACTAGCAGTCGAAGCATTAAATGCACGTTACAAAAATATGGTCGGAGTAGAACCAAATTTGGTTGGGGGTAGACCCTCAGAGTCTGTGGACACATACCAAAGTTGGGCACAAGTTACAACCGATATGAAAAATCCTGCTTATTCTAAAGACCCTGCTTTTAGAGCAACGGTAGAGAAGAAGCTAGGACGAAGCAAATTATCATAGTCTTCCTAACAAGGAAGCTATAAGTTCAAAACATCAAACCAAAGACTAGACCCTTGCGAGGATACTCATGTGTACGGTAGGAATGTTGGAACGCACTTTTATTTCAACTTTTTACAATAAGGAGACATTTATATGTCAAACGCAACTATATCAGATATCGGTAAAGTTAATAATACTGGTACTGCTGATGCTATGTTTCTTAAACAGTTCTCTGGGGAAGTATTAACTTCTTTCGAGCAGACTACTGTTACAGCCGACAAGCACATGATACGTACAATCGCATCAGGTAAGTCTGCACAGTTCCCAGTTATGGGTAGAAGTTCTGCTGCATATCATACCCCAGGAAATGAGATAACAGGCACAGCCCTAAATCACGCAGAGAAAGTTATTACTATTAATGACCTTCTAATCTCTAACCACTTCATTGCAAATATTCAAGAAGCTAAGAACCATTATGATGTTCGTTCTGTATATTCGTCAGAGATGGGTAGAGCACTAGCTTTCCAAATGGATAAGCACGTTCTTCAAACTATGCTTCAAGCTGCTGCAGGAACTGCAAACGTAGGTGACTCAGGTTACGAAGCAGGTACAATTATTACAGATTCAGATGCTAATACATCTGCTGCTTCATTGATTACTTCAATCTTTGATGCTGCTGAAGCACTAGATGACGGTTATGTACCATCAGAAGGAAGATTCTGTTATCTAAAACCTGAACAGTATTACCTATTAGCTAATGCTACTAATGCTGTTAATGTAGACTTCTCAGGTAGAGGTTCTATTGCTGAAGGTACAATCCCTCAGTTAGCAGGTATTAACCTAATTAAGACCCCTCATCTACCAACTGGTAACGTAACTGGTACTGGAGTTGATGCAGGTGGTGCAGGTGGAGCACAGGTAATTAACGCATCTAACACAGTTGCAATTATTGCTCATACTTCTGCTGTAGGTACAGTTAAGTTAATGGATTTAGCTGTTGAATCAGAGTACGACATCCGAAGACAAGGTACACTAATGGTTGCAAAGTATGCAATGGGTCATGGTGCACTACGTCCAGAGGCTGCAGTACAAATTCAAACTGCTTAATTTTAATCATAGCGAGAGTCATTCATTTGGCTTTCGCTTTTTTTTACAGGATTGATTATGTCAACTACACCAACAACAGAACTTGAAGCAGTTAACATTATGTTAGCTTCTATAGGTGAGTCTCCTGTATCTAGTTTAGATGATGCTCAACTTGTAGATGTATCTATTGCTAAGTCAATATTAGATGAAACTTCTAGGTCTTTACAATCTCAAGGACTTCATTGTAATACTGAATATGAATATCCTATTGTGCCAGATACAGATGGACAATTAAATGTACCTAGTAACTGTGTGAAAATAGACACTTCTGGTTCTACTAGTGATGTTGATGTTGTTCAAAGAGGTACAAGATTATATGACCGTAAGAAATTTTCCTTCACAACATTTGAAGGTACATATTATGTAGATATGGTTCTACTATTAGAGTTTAATGATTTACCAGAGCACGTTAAGAGATACGTTACAGTTAAGTCTGCAAGAAGATTCCAAGGTAGATTTATGGGTTCAGATACTTTAGGTGGATTTACAGAAAAAGATGAATCAGAAGCTATGGTTTATTTTGAACAATGTGAAGCACAGACAGAAGACAGTAATATGTTACTTGATAACTATGATGTATCTAAAATAATAATTCGTGGAGCACCACGTAGAGCAATAAGGTGATGATATGCCTCTCGTTAGTACAGGACTACCTAATCTCTTAAATGGGGTTAGTCAGCAACCATCTACGTTGCGACAGACTACACAGGGGGAAAGTCAAGTAAATGGTTTTTCATCTATCATAGATGGCTTAATTAAAAGACAACCTACAGAACACGTTGCTAAAATTATAAACTCAGCCGTAAGTGGTGCAGCTATCCACGTTGTTAATCGTGATGAAGCTAATCAATACATTATTGCTATTACTGCAACTAGCAGTTCAGCCACTATACAAGCCTTTGATTTAGCAGGTAATTCTGCAACTGTTAACGTACCTAATGGTACAGCTTATTTACATTGTAATAACCCACAAACAGATTTAGCTTTCGTAACAGTAGCTGATTTTACTTTTATTGTTAACAAAACTAAGACAGTTGCCATGACTACTGCAACAGTATCTGGTTCAGTAAGTAGTAGTGTACAAGAATTTGCTGATTTACCTACAAATGCTTCTACAGGTAATGTATATGAAATACTTGGTGACCAAAATAATAACTTTGATAATTACTTTGTAAAAGCATTAAGTGCTAATACTTATGAAGAAACTGTAAAGCCTGGGATTATATATGAATTAGATAATACTACTATGCCTCACAGTTTAGTTTTGACTTCAGGTTCATTTACATTTGATAAACAAACATATGCTGATAGAGATGCAGGTGATTTAGATTCTAATCCTAATCCTTCTTTTGTAGGTAGAAATATTAATAATATATTCTTCTATAAAAATAGACTAGGTTTATTATCAGATGAAAATATTATCTTTAGTCAGTCAGCCGAGTTCTTTAATTTCTTTGCTACAACAGTAACTGCAGTTTTAGATGATGCACCTATAGATGTTTCTGTTAGTCACACCAAAGTATCTATCTTAAAACACGCAATTCCTTTTAATGATTCACTAACATTATTTAGTGACAACACACAGTTTAGTATTGAGACTAATGGAATACTAACACCTAAAACAATATCAATAGTACCTAGTACGGAGTTTGAAAATGATACAAAAGTTTCGCCTGTTGCTTCAGGGAACTACTTATATTTTACGTCTAAGCGAGGAGACTTTACGTCTGTTCGTGAGTATTACGTGGAGAGTGATACAGTCATCGTGGATGCTGCTGAAATCACGAGCCATTGCCCTAAGTACTTACCTAAAAACGTGGTTAAATTAGCCTCCTCATCTAATGAAGATATATTAGTAGGGCTATCAAGTGAAGACCGTTCTAAGTTATACATATACAAATGGTATTGGCAAGGAACAACTAAGCTAGTATCAAGTTGGTCTGAGTGGCATATGCACACAGGCTCAAGTGTACTTGATGTAACAATATTAGAGAACGATTTATTTATAGTAATAAGTAGAAGTGATGGAGTATTCATTGAAAAATTACAGCTTCAATATCCTAATGATTCTGGGCTTACTTTCTGCAGTCGTGTTGACAGGAAAGTTACAGTCTCAGGTTCTTACAATTCAGGAACAAATATCACAACTTGGACATTGCCATACGTCTACGACGGAACAGTCAAAGCAATAAAGTCTGGTGCATGGTCAAGCAGGAAGGGTACTGATATAACAGTAACCAGACCTACAACATCTACAGTTGCTGCTACAGGAGATTATTCTGCAGCTACAGTAACTATAGGAATCCCTTATACATTCGAGTACCAGTTTTCAGAACAACACGTTAAAGAAAACCAAGGTAAACAATCTGTACAATCAGGAAGATTACAATTAAGAACTATGAGAGTTAACTACGAAGACTCTGGTTTCTTTAAAGTAGAAGTAACACCTGAAGCTAGAGGTACAAATACATATGAATTTAGTGGTAACGTAATTAATAGTCCATCAACAACTATTGAAGACGTAAACATTTCTGATGGAACATTCAGATTTCCAATTCAATCTAAGAATGACAGAGTAACAGTAAAGATAACTTCAGATAGTTATTTGCCATGTTCTTTTCAATCTGCTGAGTGGGAAGGTTTCTATACCATACATTCACAGAGGATATAGATGAATACATACATGATAGATGATACAACTATAGTGAGTATTGTACAAGCTGACCCTATGGATGCTTTAGTTCTTGCACCACGTTTGAGAAAACCTGATGTTGTAGAAGTAACAGCAATGGGGTCAACACCTTTTAAAGCATTAATGCAATCTTTTGAATTACCTAATGCTGAAGTTTACACAATATTAGAAACTAAATCTGAAACACAAGAATCTAAAGTTATAGCTATGTTTGGTGTAGCTGACTCAGTAGAAGTACCTGAATATGGTGTACCTTGGATGTTAGCTTCTAGTGATTTAGAAGATTACTCAAGACCCTTTCTACGTTATTGCAAAGATTGGATTGATAAAATACAAGACAAATATGATGTCTTATACAACATGGTTCATTGCCAAAATGCACAAGGCATGAGATGGCTACAATGGTCTGGGTTTGATATTAAAACTTCTCGTACTTATGGAGCAGGTGGAGAAGATTTTTATTTATTTATTAAGGAGAAGAAGAATGTGTCCAATTAATCCTGCAACTATTCAAATTGCTTTATCAGTCGGTACAGCAGTTATGGGATACATGGGGGCTAAACAACAGGCTGATGCTCAAACAGAACAAAACTATCGTATGGCTAATGATGCTCAAGCATCTTACGACAGACAAATGGAAATGATTGCTGATAGAGAAGACGAAGAACGAGTAGCTACAACTCAAGCTGAACAAGATATATTCATGGATGCTAGAAACAAAAAAGCAACACAAATAGCTTCTGCAGGTGAATCAGGAGTAGCAGGTATATCAATAGATAGTATTTTAGGTGAGATAGATTATCAAGAAGGTTCAACTAAAACCAGAAATTTAACAGCTACTAAGAATACATTTGCTGCATTAAAAGATGATAAGACAAAAGCCTATTCAACTATGAGTAGCAGGTTTAATGCTTTACCAGTAGTAAACACCCCATCTTTCTTAGGCACAGCTTTAGAAGTAGGCTCAAGTCTAAACAGGCAAATTGATTTTAGTGGTGATGCTGAGAATTGGAAAATTAGAACTTAATAAGGTTAATTAAATGGTACAAAGAATACAAACAACACCAGTACGAGGATTCGGTTCTTTTACAAGTAACCCTAAATCAAGAGGTTTAGACACTTTTAGTGGTGCACCTCAAATTTCTAAAACAAATACTTTGTTAGAACTTAGTAAATCACTAGGAGTTGTTTCAGAAAACAACTACAAGAAAGCCTATGATGACGAGGTAAAACAACAAGAAATTATTAAAACTAAAAAGTCTGTTTATGCTGAAAGAATTAAAAAAGATTTAGAAAACAAAACTATTGATGCTGTAAGAATAGGTGAGTTGTACCCTGAGATGTCAGAATCTACAGCTATGTATATGTCAGAATATATGGGTAGTCGTAACACTCTTAATGAATTAAAAGAGTGGAAAGAAAGTTTACCTGCATCTGTTACAGAAAATAAAGAGTTATTAGCAGACGAAGTTGCAAAAAAAAGAAAAGAAATTTTAGATAAAAACCAAGGTAATGACTTTTATTTATCAGGTTCATTAAAAACATTTGATGATACATTACAAGGTTGGAATAAGTCGTGGGCAAATCAAAGAGCAATAATTGATAAAGGAAAAGCTGCTGATTATCTTGATTTACAAACAGAACTTTTTATTCAAAAAAATATAGGTAGTCTAACTGCAGAAAAATTTAAGGAATATTTTGATGGTGTCATTGAAAAGAAAGACAAAAGACTTACACCTTTAGGTAACAAAGAATTTAATGATACTATTGTTAGTTCTATTCTAAGACAGGCAGATAAATTTAATGATTTAGAATTAATAGATGCTATTCCAGAAAGATATAAAAATAAAGATAATAAAAAAACTATTGAATCTTACAGAGAAAGTATATCAACTGAAATAAGAACAGATTCAGAGTATCAAGTAACATTAAAGAAGAGGGATGAAGACGAAAAGATAATTGCAGGTAAATCTGAAGTGTTAGATGCCATGCTGTCTAAAGACCCTAAAGATTTAATAAAAATAATGGAAAAATATAAAGGGTTAAATGATAGAGTTTCAGTAGCCATTAAAAAGTTTATAACAACTGCACGAGAAACTGAAACTTATGTTAGTGATGGTGATAGTCTAAATAATTCTACGGATATACAAAATAAAATAAAAGAGTCAGCCTTCTTGAATGACTTTACATCTTTTGGTTTTGAAGAGAATTATGTCCCAACTGAAAAAGAACTTAGAGAAAAGATAAGTTCTATGACTAATATTAAATCTAAAGAAGTAACTACTATAATTAAGAATTTGAAAACTTTAATGGGTGGTTATGGTATAAAAAATAATCCTGAAGTAAAAAGTGCTATAGATAGGCAACTGAAATCTATATCAGATAATATGAAAACTAATTCTACATTTATGAAGATATTACAGTCGCAAGGTCTTGGACTTAATTTTTCACAAAATGTTAGAGAGGAAATGGAAGAGTCTCTTAAATTAGACGTAGGAAAATGGCTAGAAGAAAATAAAGGTAAAAGACCTAGTGCTTCTTATATAAAAGAAATGATTACTAATATGAGAAAGGCTGCAACCGACTACCAAAATGCAGTTGTAACATTTAGTAAAAATCCAGATGTTCAAAATCAGTTAAAGGATGAACCATTTCAAGGTTACGTAGTAGGGGGGAAAACAAAACCTCTTGGAACTAATGAAACTTTTAGTCAAGAAAATATCAATGATGGTAAACCTTCTAAATTTGTAGGAACTAAACCTGAAGATGTGTTTAATATTTCAAAGTATGTTCCATTAGAAGGTGACGAGTTAACTAAATTTAATGAAGTACAAGCTAAAGCTAAATCTAAAAAAGTAGAAGCTGAAGCAAAAACTAAAGAAAAAGTTAGTGAAACTCCATTAAATCAAAAACCTAACCCTAATTATGAAGTTATAACAGATTCAAAAGGTGTACCTCAAAAGGTAAATATGTCTGGGATAACTGATGAAGAGTATGACAGACAGTTAACTAGATTCTCAAATGATGAAATTACCGAAGAACAATGGACTAACTTTGAGACTAACTTTAATAATAAAGTACAACAAAACCTAGCAAGACAAGCATGGGAAGATAAAGATAACAAAGCTAAACAAGATAAAGATGACAAAGATAAAGAGGTTGCAAAACAAACTCTTATTAACTCAATTAAAGCAAAGTTAAATAAAGTTACTACTGAATCTAGTAAAAAAGCCTTAGAAAGAAAATTAAGTGAATTACAGTCATAGGAGTAGATATGCCTAGGTATGATGAAAATTATAATGAAATCATAGAGGAGACAACTTCTAATACTTTTACTTCTACTTACAATGATACTGAAGGTTCTGTTTATGACGAGGATTTAATAGAGGATAAAGACTTTGTTCAAGCCTCTCGTATTATGTATAAGATGAATAATGGTCAAGACTTTCAGGGTGACGATAGAGAACTTGCAGAGTACGGTATTAATTTTATGGGGTGGTTTAATTACAACATCCCTAAAATGACTCTTGATGCTGCTCGAATATCTAATGCTGAAGAAGAGCAACAAAGAGCAATGCTTTACATGATGGACTCTTATGATGACTTAGGTTTATCTTTAGCAGGTACAGGTAGATTTATTAAAGGTGTAGCTTTAGACCCTACAACTTACTTAGGTTTAGCTACATTTGGAATAGGTACTGGAATTAGTCAGGCAGGTAAGTTAGCAAGTAAAGCAACTTTTAAAGAATTACTAAAACAATCAACAAAGGGAGGCATGATTGCATCCGTTGAGTCTGGTATATATACAGCAGTTGATGATGTAAACAGACAAGTTGTAGAAACTTCTGTATCAGGTGAAGATATTGATTTAGGTAGAACTGCTAAAATGGGAACAATAGGAGCAACTATTGGTTTCATAGGTGGTACTGGTATCACTATGGCATCTAAGAAATTAACTTCTAAAGGACTAAAAGAAGTAGCAGAAAAAGAAGCTGATAAGTTAGTTAATGATAAAACTGATGATGTTACTCAAGAAGTCGTTACATCAAACGGTATTGATAAAACTACTACTGCAGGTCAAGTAGATGATTCCCTTTCTAAATTAATTAATGAAGTTAGAAAAGTTACTTCTGATGGTAAACCTATAGCAATTAAAGAATCTCTTACTAAAACTATAAAGACTAAAAAGGGTAAGCAAAGTAAAGAGTTAACTATTGATGCAGGGTTTAGGCAAAATTTAGAAGAACTAAAAAGAATTATAAAACCTATAACTAATGTAATGGTTGAAACTGTAGGTGGAGTAGCTAAAAAAAGAACTCCTGAAGACGTGGCTTCTCTTATATCTAAACAAGAGTTAAACCAACCTCAAGCAGATGCTTTACACATGAGTGCTGCACAAGCTGCTGATGAAGTTGGAGAAGCTATACATGAATTAAAGAAAGTACAATCTATTACAAAAGATGCAAAGGTTCAACAAGATATACAACAACAAGTAAATGACCTTGTAGATAATGTGTTAGTACCCATACATGAAATAGTAGATGTATTTAATACAGATGTCGGAAGAAGAATGAGAGGCTTGCAAGAATTTAGTATTAGGAGTAAAGACCTTTTAACTAATAGTGAATGGCAAGGCTTAATACAACTTCATGGTTCTAAAGAAAAAGCACACGATGCTTACTTAAAATCAGTCGCTAATAATAAAAGATTAGTAGGACAAAAGAGAAAGATATTAGAACTTGAATTAAAGGTAAAGAAGGATTATCAAAAAGGTGATATAGCTAGTAGCATACAAACAAAGAGATTACTAGAAGTAGAAAAAGACATCTTATTGCAATCTGAACTAGAGGGAGAAGGTTTAATTTCAGGGTTGTATAGACAACTTAACAAACCTATAAAAGCTATAAATGAAGTAATTATTAGTTTTGTTTTCTCTCCTGCTACCTTAGTTATAAACACCGTACCTTCATTTGCAAAAATGATATACAAACCTTTTATGAATAATTTATTAAGAGGTGACTTAAATTCTTCATCCTTTAGGACAATGACTGCTGAATATTCTGCAATGGTATCAATGATTCCTACTGCATTAAAAGCTGCACAAGCTGCTTGGAAATATGAAAGGTCAATGTTAACAGGTGACTCTGCGAGATTTTTAGAAAACTTTAATACTATACCTAGAAAATATGGTGGTGGTGTTTTAAGATTTTTCCCAAGAGCATTGTTAGCTACAGATGGATTCTTTGAGAATATACATTATAGAGGATATGTTGTAGGTAATGCTACTGCTCAAGCCTTAGAAGAAGGTGCTAAATCAGGTAAGACAGGAAAAGTTTTAGATGATTTTGTAAAACTAGAAGTAGATAAAGCTACAACTAATGCTTATAAACCACAGGAATCTGTCTTTGATATATTGTATGAACAAGGTATATCAAGGGGTATTACAGACCCTGCTAAGTTAGAAAGATTTGTAAAAAAAGAAGCTGCAAAAAGTGATAGTGTTTTTACTGAAGCTACAGATACAGTAGGTAGAGATTATGTTCAAGATGTTCTTTTTAAAAGAGACTTCTCTGGTAATGGAGCATTATCTCAGTTAGCTAAAGGTTATGAAGGTTATATTAATAGACATCCAGTAATGAGAATTGCAGGACAGTTATTCTTTAGAACACCTGTAAGGGTTTTTGAAGAGGGCTTTAGGTTAACTGCAGGTTTAAATTTAATATCACCTAACTTTATATCTGACCTTAAAGGTAAAAACGGACAGATGAGACAAATCAAAGCACAAGGCGAAGCAATGATTTCTTATGCTATTGCAGGTTCTGTGTTTGCTATGTACTCTACAGGAAACATTACTGGTTCTAAAGATAGTAACTATAAGTTAAGAAGACAAGGTGAAAATGCAGGTACATTAGAACCTTACAATATGTTGTTTAGTGATGGTAGTTCCTTTAACTATCGTAACTTTGACCCTTTCTCTACTCCTGTAAAAATTATTGTTAATGCTTTAGAAAGAGCAGAAGTATTAGCTTACAGAGCAGAACAAGGAGAACGTATTGATGCAACAGCTTATGATGAATTACAGGCTTTTGTATCAGTAGCTGTGGGTTCTATTGCTCAGTCTATTAAAGATGCTAACTTAGCTTCAGGTGTAAATTCTATATACAAACTTGTAGAAGATTTACAAGACCCTGAAGGTTCTGAACAGATAATTAAATTTATAGGTCAAAAAGTACAGACATTATACCCTAATACTTTGTATAAAATGTCTATGCAAAATGACCCAGTATTATCTGACCCTGCTACTTTAGAACAATTTATTAGATATAGAATAAATCCAACTGATGAGTTAGTTCCTAAAAGATATTCAGCTTTAGGAAGGGAAATAAAAGTAAGTAATCCTAGAGCAATGCTTTATTATTTTGATTTAATAACTAAAGAAGAAAGAAAAAGAGGATTATCTAAGGATGAACTTGAAGTAGAACAATGGTTATATCGTTTAGGTCAAACTACTAATACTCATTTTACTATACCCCACAAACATAAGTCTTATCCATTTGACTTACGTACTCAAACTACAAAAGATGGACAAGAAACTTTATACAGTAGATGGGTAAAATATTATAGAGAATTAAATCCTGTAAGGGGACTAAAACCTCTAATGTCATTACCTATAGGGACACCTAAAAATAAAGGGGCTGCTGTTAAAGAGTCTAAGAAAATAATAAACGAGTTTAGAGATTTAGCTTTTCAAAGATTAATGCTTGAAGAAACTGGAATACAACAAAGATTTCAAAAGGATTTATTTAATAAAGCTATGACTGAAACTGGAAGTAACGATAAATCTAATTTACCATTTAACGTATTAAGGAAATAAAATATGTCTTTCGCACTCAAAAGGTACACAGGAAACGGTACACTTACAAACTACACAATACCATTTACTTATCGTGCTGCTTCAGACGTTGTAGTAACGGTGGCAGGAACAGTATTAAATCTTACCACCCACTACAGTTTCCCTTCAGCTAGTACGATTAGTTTTGTCACACCACCTGCTAACGGTGCTGCTATAGTTTTACGAAGAAGCACTAGTCAGGATGCAAGAATAGTAGATTATGCTGCAGGTTCTGTCTTAAAGGAATCTGACCTAGATAACGATAGTATCCAAGGCTTTAATATGGCTCAAGAAGCTATAGATATAGCCCAAGATTCTATTGCAGTTTCTGACTCTAACAATCAGTTTGATGCCACCTCATTAAGAGTAACTAATGTAGCTGACCCAACGTCAGCACAGGATGTTGCAACTAAGAATTATTTAGAAACCACATGGTTATCTGAGGCTGATAAAACAAGTGTTAATGCAGTTAACAATAATTTAACAAACATTAATGCAGTAAAAGATAATGCAACAAACATTAATTTAAATGCAACTAATATTACTGCTATTCAAAATGCTTCAGCCAATGCAACACTAGCACAAAACTATGCTACAGAAACAGATTCAGAAGTGACTGGTACTACTGATGATTCAGCTAAGTCTTGGGCAACTGGTGGTACAAGTACTTATTCTATGAGAACAAATGGTAAAGGTTCTGCTAAAGAATGGGCTTCATATACTACAGGTACAGCAAATGGCTCAGAATACTCAGCTAAAGAATATGCTGTAGGAACACAATCAGGACAATCATTAGGTTCATCTAAACAATGGGCTGTTGGTGGTGGTACTGGTTTTACTACATCAGAAGCTGTAGCAGGTGGTTTGTTTTCAGCTAAGTATTATGCAGAACAAGCAGCAGCTTCTAAGACTGAGTTCTCTAATGTTTATCATGGGGCAGCACCTTCAGACCCCACACAAGACCCTGATGGCTCTGCATTAGAAGCAGGGGATTTATACTTTAATACAAGTACCAATACACTTAAATATTATAATGGCTCAAGTTGGGCAAACATAGAAGCTACAGACACAAGTTCTTTTGCAACTAAAGGTGTGGCTATAGCAATGGCAATAGCTTTATAAGGAAATAGAAATGTCACAATTATTTAGACGATATAAGATGAGAGACGTAGGAACTTCTGCTCAAGATGCACCTGACGGAACAGACTTTGATACCTTTGATACCATAGTAGGTATTCATTGTGCAAACAGAGCAACAACTGCAATTAACGTAGATGTGTTTATAACTACATATAATGATGATGCAGATGATGACCCAAGTAACAATCCAAATGATACATATTACCTAGTCAAAGGTGCACCCATAGCAAGTGGAGGTGCTCTACAGATATTAGATGGTGGAGCAAAAATTGTTGTACAAGACGGTGATAGACTTTGGGTACAATCAGATACTGCTTCATCAGTAGATGCTTGGATTTCAACAGTAAAAGCTATTAGTAACTAAGGAGAGTTCATATGCCATACATAGGCAATCAATCTACAAACTCGTACTCTTCTATGATTAAACAAGATTTAACAGGAGCATCAGGTGCTTCAGTTACCTTGAGTCATCCTGTAGCTAATGCTAATGAAGTAGAATTGTACATCAACAATGTAAGACAAGAACCAACAACATCTTATACAACTAATGGTACTACATTAAGTTTTGTAGGTTACACAGTTGCAGCATCAGATGACATCTACGTCATATTTTCTGGTAAGGCTTTGCAAACTGTAGTTCCCCCTGATGGTTCTGTAAGCACAGCAAAGTTAGCTGATAGTGCAGTTAGTACAGCAAAGATAGCTAGTAGTGCAGTAGACCTTACATCTAAGGTTACTGGTGTTTTACCTAATGCAAACATTATAGGTCAAGCAGTAAGACCCTCTTTTCTTGCAGGAAATCTTAACGGAACTACTTTTAATAGTGGAGTGTTAAGTGGTGCTGATGCAGGTGGTTATGGTTTTACAAATGGTGGTATGTCTTATGTTGCTAGTTCA